GATTATGCCGAGTGGTAAACCTGTATGGCCGGAATATTGGAAGCTAGATGAACTGCAATCAGTTAAAGCATCCTTATCACTCGGCAAGTGGAATGCACAATGGATGCAGAACCCAACGTCTGAAGAAGGTGCAATCCTAAAACGTGAATGGTGGCAAGACTGGGATAAAGATCACATTCCAACTCTAGACCATGTTATACAAAGTTACGATACTGCATTCATGAAAAAAGAATCTGCAGACTACAGTGCTATAACCACGTGGGGTGTGTTTCGGCAAGACGAAGACAGTCCACCACAATTAATTTTGCTAGATGCAGTTAAAGATAGATTAGAGTTTCCAGAACTTCGTAGAGTTGCAAAAGAGCAATACGATTACTGGGAACCAGAGACTGTGTTGATTGAGGCAAAAGCATCAGGTCTACCACTGACATACGAACTTCGTAACATGGGTATACCTGTTGTCAGCTATACACCATCGAAAGGTAACGACAAGCACACACGTGTTAATTCTGTTGCGCCGCTGTTTGAAAGTGGTATGATATGGGCACCTTTGGATAAACAGTTCGCACAAGAGGTTGTAGAAGAATGCGCTGCTTTTCCATATGGTGATCATGATGACTTAGTGGATAGTACAACACAAGCTATTATGAGATTTAGACAAGGTGGTCTAATTAATCACCCTGAAGATTATAGGGATGAAAGACTGCCTAGAAGAAAATATAAATATTATTGGTAGATTATGATTCCAGCAACCATTCCATATGTAGGTGCAGTAGCTTTAGCTAAAGCAGTTGGTGTTAGCACGGCTGGTTTAAGTGCTATGGAAATATCAAATGCTATCACACAAAAAATACAAGAGAACCCAGAAATATTAAATACACCTCAAGCACAAGGAATTGCATTTGCTATGGGTATAAAACTACCTGGAGTCTTTGCACCTGACGCAGAAGAAATAGACAAAACAAAAAAAGAAATACAAGAAGGTTTAAAGCCAGGAGAAACATCTCCACCAATAGACCAAGGGCCTATAAAAACAGGAGAAACAATACTACCTAAAATAGAGACAACCGAAACACTACCTGCAGCAGAAAGAGTAGGACCTATTAAAGAACAGTTTCCAAATGAATTTGAAAAAGCAAACAAGGCAATAGTAAACTATAGCAAAGACGTTCCAGAAAATTTTAAAGAATTAATGGGTAGATCAGAGGGTAAAGAAAAAGTTCAAAAAGCTGCTGAAGCTTTATTTGATGACGACATTTTTGAGGATACATTAGACACAAGGGAATTAAATAACATAAGACAATTAGAAGACAGATATGTTGGAGATATTTTAGATAGGGGAGATCCCTCTATTCCACTAGCTTTTACAAATTCAATGACGCAACAATATGAAGAGTATTTTGAAGACTACAAAGAAAAACTTGCAGAGATCGCTAAAGAAAAACTAGGCGATGAATTTAAAATGTTTAGGTTGATGAAAAAAGACGATGCATTAAAAATGTTAATTGATCAAGAATTACCAACGATTAAAAAATTAGATGAAGATACAGATGAAGTAGTTCCTTTTACTATGAATGTAATGGGAGAAGATGTTGAAATGTTACAAGAAAATATGAGTTTTACTTTAAACCCTAGAACTGCACTTGGTTTTAAAGAAATATTTGACAACAAAGCACCTGATGAAAACTTTGTCTTAATTGAATACACGGCGAGTCCATCTGATATTGTGATGAGAGGGCACTCTGGAGAAACTGATTTAGTTCTTAATATGGGAGAGGCTATAAGTGTTCCTAAACTTTTTAACTTATATAATTTTAAATATACAACAAATGAAGAAGGTAAAATGGATGTTAAAATATCTCCCAATGAAGAATTTAAAGGTTTTATGGATCGAACTAAAAAAGCAGGTTTAGCAGACGGAGGCATAGTAGAGCTATTAAGATTATGACATTCTCATTTAAACACCCTAGTAAATATAAGAAACTATCGACAGGAGCACCTCCTAAATCTGGCCCTACACCACAAGGCTTGAATATTGATTATAATACTGTTAAGACCGTAGAACTGGAGAAAACAAATGGCAGAAATAGACAAGTCTTTACCAAACGTAAAGCAAACAATAAACGTACCTAGTCCCGAAGAAATAGAAGTAGATATATTAGATCAACAAAAAGAACAGGCTGAAGATCCAGCTTTAAACATAAAACCAAATGAAGATGGTAGTGTTGATATAGAATTTGATCCTTCTGTTGGTAGCGAGGAACAAGGACAAGATCACTTTGCAAATCTCGCAGAGTTACTACCAGACAATGTCTTAGGCCCTATTGGCAGTGAACTATATTCTAACTATCAAGATTACAAAGCATCAAGAAAAGATTGGGAGCATGCATACACAAATGGTTTAGATCTTTTAGGATTTAAGTACGAAGAAAAATCAGAGCCATTCAAAGGTGCATCAGGTGCAACACACCCAGTATTAGCAGAAGCTGTTACACAGTTTCAAGCATTAGCGTACAAAGAATTATTACCATCACAAGGACCAGTTAGAACACAGATCATCGGTATGCCAACTCCAGATAAAGAAGCACAAGCACTACGTGTTAAAGAATTTATGAACTATCAAATTATGTCAGAGATGAAAGAGTATGAGCCAGAGTTTGATCAAATGTTATTTTATTTACCACTGACAGGTTCAACATTTAAAAAAATTTATTACGATGAAATTATGCAGAGAACAGTTTCTAAATTTGTTTCTGCAGATGATTTAATTGTTCCGTATTCAGCTACCTCATTAGATGATGCGGAAACAATTATTCATGTTGTTAAAATATCTGAAAACGAATTAAGAAAGCAACAAGTCGCCGGATTCTACAGAGATGTTGAGTTAACACCTGGTCAAGGTGAAGAAACAGAGTCAGAGAAAAAAGAACGAGAACTAGATGGCATGAGTAAAAGCAGGGATCAACAAATGTTTACTTTGTTAGAGTGTCATGTAAATTTAGACATAGAAGGTTTTGAAGATACAGATTCACAGGGACAGGCGACAGGTATCAAGTTGCCTTACATAGTTACACTTGAAGAAGGATCTCGTGAAGTATTATCTGTTAGAAGAAATTATGAAGTAGGTGATGCAGCAAAAGAAAAGATACAATATTTTGTTCATTTTAAATTTTTACCAGGTTTAGGTTTTTATGGTTTTGGTTTAATTCACATGATTGGTGGACTATCTAGAACTGCAACCGCAGCGCTAAGATCGCTTCTTGACGCTGGAACCTTTTCTAATCAGCCATCAGGATTCAAGATGCGTGGCATCAAGATGAGAGATGAAGCACAACCCATTCAACCAGGTGAGTTTAGAGATGTAGACGCACCAGGCGGTAATTTAAGAGACGCATTCATGCCTTTACCATTTAAAGAACCATCAGGTACATTGTTACAATTGATGGGTATCGTGGTTCAGGCGGGACAAAGATTTGCCTCTATCGCTGACTTACAAGTCGGTGAAGGTAATCAACAAGCAGCTGTTGGTACAACTGTTGCTATGTTGGAAAGAGGATCCAGAACAATGTCAGCAATCCACAAAAGGTTATATGCTTCGATGAGAAGAGAGTTTAGTTTAATGGCTAGAGTCTTTAAACTTTACTTACCTCCAGTTTACCCGTATGATGTTGTTGGCGGTCAAAGACAAATCAAGCAATCTGATTTTGACGACCGCATAGATATACTGCCAGTTGCAGATCCCAATATCTTTAGCCAAACGCAAAGGATATCTTTAGCTCAAACTGAGATGCAATTGGCAGCATCTAATCCTGCTATTCACAACCAGTACGAAGTTTACAGAAACATGTACGAAGCATTAGGTGTGAAAGACATAGACTTAATTTTAAAAAGACCAGAGCAACCAATGCCAAAAGACCCAGCGTTAGAGCACATCGATGCATTAGCTGGTAAACCTTTTCAAGCATTTCCAGGTCAAGACCACCAAGCACACATTACTGCACACTTAAACTTTATGGAAACAAACATGGTGAAGAACTCACCTGCAATCGGTGCTGCAATACAAAAAAATATACTAGAACATATTAGTTTAATGGCACAAGAACAGATTGAAATAGAGTTTAAACAAGAATTACCACAACTTGCACAGGCGCAACAGATGGCCATGCAAAATCCACAGCTACAAATGCAGGTTAGAATGTTAACAGAGAAGATTGAAGCTAGAAAAGCTGTGTTGATATCAGAGATGATGAAAGATTTTGCTGAAGAAGAGAACAAAATTACGTCACAGTTTGGTAATGACCCTATCGCTGCACTAAGATCTAGAGAAATAGACCTACAAGCAAGAGAAAATCAGAGAAAAGAACGTGAAGGTAAGGAAAGATTAGACTTAGATCGTATGAAAGCGATGATGAACGATCAAAACCAAGACGAAAAGCTAGAACAGAACGAACAATTATCTAAATTAAGAGCTGACACGTCTATTCAGAAGACTATTTTAAGTAAAACTATACCATCAACAGATAAAATACCTGATCAAGTATCAATTGTTAGAGGAGGAGAGTAAAATATATGGCATTTCCAATATTAGGTGCATTAAAACTTGCAGTAAACGCTGGTTCGCACATTTATAAGAAGAAAAAAGAAACACAAATGATGATGGCTAACGCACAAGCCAAACATGCTAAAAAGATGGCCTCCGGAGAGTTAGAATATTCGGGAAAATTGCTAGAGGCCCGACAATCGGACTGGAAAGACGAATTCGTATTGGTCGTTCTTACGCTCCCGATACTAGTGATTGCGTACGGGGTCTTCTCGGACGATCCGTCAGCGTCTGCAAAGATAAAAGAGTTCTTTGAACAGTTCCAACAGCTGCCAAGTTGGTTTACAAATTTATGGATCCTTGTCGTGGCGAGTATTTATGGTATAAAGGGAACGCAAATATTTAAAGGAGGAAAAAAATAATGCCAAATAGACTATACAACAAACAAGTTTCACCTAAAGGATACAAGATGGGTGGAAGAGTTAAAAAAATGGGTGGTGGAATGATGAAAAGAAAACCCATGATGAAAGGATCTAAACCTGATTTTTTAGATTTAGATAAAGACAAAAATAAAACTGAGTCCATGAAATCTGCAGCAGCATCAGCTAAAAAAATGATGAAAGGTGGCAGAGTTAAAAAAATGGGTGGCGGAATGTCTAAGTTAAACCCAGGCCTTAGAAAATTTATGATGGCCAAGAAAAAAGGTAAGTAATGGCTGGTAAAGGTTTGTACGCAAACATTGCAGCTAAAAAAGCTAGAATCAAAGCTGGCTCTGGAGAGAAGATGAGAAAACGAGGAGCCAAAGGTTCACCAACTGCAGCTAACTTTAGAAGAGCTGCACAAACAGCAAGGAAAGCTTAATGACTAAATTATGTCCTAGAGGTAAAGCAGCAGCGAAAAGAAAGTTTAAGGTATACCCTTCAGCTTATGCGAATGCGTACGCTTCTAAAATTTGTGCTGGTAAGATTAAAGATCCGTCTGGTGTAAAGAGAAAAGATTTTAAAGGACGTAAACCAGCTGCCATGGGTGGTAGAATATACAGAGCTGGAGGCGGACTTACAGAGGCTACTGAAAGATTAAGAAGACAAGGCCTTGGCATGGGTGGTAGCGCTTGCATACAAATAAAAGGTTTTGGTAAAGCACGAAGACCAAATAAATAATCATGGCAAAGAACGGTCTTGATAAATGGTTCAAACAGAAATGGGTGGACATTGGTAGCAAAAAGAAAGATGGTTCTTTTGCAAAGTGTGGCCGTTCAAAACAGAAAGCAGATGCAAAAAGAAAATATCCTAAATGTGTTCCACTAGCTAAAGCAAGACGAATGTCTGAGGGACAAAGAAGATCTGCTGTTTCAAGAAAAAGAGCAGTTGCTCAAGGTGTTGGTGGTAAACCAACTAATGTAAAAACTTTTACAAAAAGAAGTAAAGCTGCTGATGGTGGTTACATGGGGACTTTTATAAAATTAGATGTAGATGGAAAAGTATCTGGAAATCCAAGTTACAGAAAATATTATAAAGGCATGATCTAGTGAGAAGACAAGATAGACAACCACCTAAAACTAAAAAATATTTTAGACCAACTAAGTCTGGTGCAGGCATGACTAAGGCTGGAGTTGCTAGATACAGGAGAGAA